TGTGCTGGTCAGCCATGCCGCACAGCACGAATAACGCGCTGCTCGGGCTCAAGGAGCGGGCCGAGGAGCAAGAGGCACTGCACGGCGAAGACTCCCACATCCGGGCGTTCAAGTTGCGGTTCTTGGACAACCCATTCCTCGATGCCGTTGAAAAGCAGAAGTCCATCGCCCGGTGGGCAGCCATCGGTCAGGACACACTGCGGCAGCGAGCCGAGGGCGACTTCATCGTTGACTCGGTTCTCATGTACCCCAACTTCGACATGGCGGTACACGGCTTCCCCCGGGAATCACTGGAGAACGGGCAAGTCCCTGAAAACTGGACTCGATACGCCATCATCGACCCGGGCCACACCGTTACCGCAGTCCTGTTCGCGGCTGTCCCGCCGTCCGATGACATGGTTTTGCTTTACGACCAACTGTATTTGAGGCAATGCAACGCCAAGGTGTTTGGCGAGGAGTTCGACAAGAAGGTTCGCGACCACAACTTCCATGCGTTCATCATTGATGCGCATGGGGCGAGGATCAGAGACATCGGCTCCGGGCGGCTGCCCAGCGAGCAGTACACCGAGGAACTCGTCAAGCGGCAAATCTCCAGCCACATCACGGGCTCAAGTTTTCTTGCTGGCTGCGATGACATCCCGGCCCGAACGGAGGCGACCCGGGTGGGCATGTACGTTCGCCCCCAATCGGGGACTCCGTTCCTGCGGGTGTTATCTAACGCCGTGCCGGATTTGGAGAGGGAGATCAAGAGGTATCGCAAGAAGGTGAACTACGTCTCGGGAGTTCCGGTGGTTACAGATGCCCCAAACACCCGGGGAGAATGTCACATTGTTCAGTGCTTGGAGTACCTCCTAGCCTATCGCCCCCGGTATCACACGCCCCCCGCCCCGAAGCAGGCAGACCCATGGTGGCTGAAATGGGTGGAGCGCCGCCGGAAAAATCTAGGGCTAGACACCCCCGGTTACATAAACTTGGGGCCAATGTCTGGAGGTACATGACATGGAGACATGGGATATGCCGGTTCCCCGCGCTGGGGACATCGTTCTGTTTTCGCCCGACCCCAAGAACTTCGACAACGCCACCATCGGGTTCTGTTACAAGCGGCCCGGTAGCAGCACCATCGACATCTTGGTGTTCACGCCGACCGGATGGGTAGACCGCCGGTCAGTCCACCACAGGGACGATCCGGGCTGGATCGAGGCCAAGCACTGGAACGACGATGGTGCGTGGGACTTTGCCCCCATCACCAAGGACATCCAGAAAGCCGTAACAGCGGCCACCGCGAAGGAACGCATGAATGTCAACAGCAAGTGACGTTCTGCGGACGTTGACCCGCGTTTGGGTTAAGAAACTCAACGCTGCGGTAGCGTACAAGAAAACCTTCTCGGATGACGCCAAAGAGGCGTCGATGTTCTTTGACGCCGAGCATAACTGGATGTGGAAGGACTCCTATGCCCGGGGAGAGAAGGGATTTACCAACTCTATCCAGCCCCCGAACTTCCGTATTCAGGTCAACAAGGTTTTTGAACTGCTCGACATCTATGGGGCAGTCATGTACCACCGGAACCCCACCCGCACGGTGACGGTTCAGGAGCATCCCGACCTTCCGCCAGCCGCGTTCGGGATAGACGTTGAAGCCATCGCCATGAATCCGGCGGCGTTGACCCCGGAGCAAATGCAAATCCTCCAGATGACCGTGGAGGAGAAGAAGCGGGCTGAGATGCGCCGGGCTGCGGCAATGCTTCTTGAGAAGTATTTGTCTTGGACACCGCAGGAACTCGACCTGAAGCGACAAGGCCAGAAGTGGGTGCGGGAAGCCCTGATGAAAGGGCTCGGGGTGATGTGGACAGAACTCGTCACGCTGGAGACTTCCGGTGACGGCACCCGACCGCCCATCCGCATGATCGGGTCTTTCTACGACACCGTGGACAACTTCTTGGTTGATCCTGATTGGGACAACATGGATGACATCCTGTGGTGCGCCCGCAAGTGCGTCCATCCAATCGAGCAAGTTGCGGAGGAGTACGGCATCCCCGAGGAGGAACTGAAGAAGCACCTCGACAGCGGCCGTGAGGTCAAACTCGGGAAAGAGCCCAAGGGGAAGAACAAGGGCGAGGCGACCAACGAACTCATCACCTACTACAAGATTTGGTCGAAGACGGGCATGGGGGATCGTTTCAAGAACGCCCCCAAGCAGTTCAAGGGAATTTTTGACGGGCTCGGCAAGTACGCCTACCTCGTCATCTGCGAGGGCGTAGACCGGCCGCTCAACATGTCCCCGGAACTCATCGAGCAGTCCGAAGAAGGAGTCTCGGACGAACTCATCACCAAGACCTCGTGGCCCATCCCGTTCTACGTTGATCCGGGCGGGTGGCCGTTCACGCCACTCGGTTTCCATTGGAAGCCGGGGTACTCGTATCCCATCTCGCACATCCGGCCCGCTATCGGGGAATTGAGATTCCTGAACTGGGCAATGTCGTTTGCGGCGACCCGGCTTGCGACAAGTTGCGAAACGATGATCGCCTGCCAGAAGGCTGCCGACCAGACGATCAAAGACCAGATTCTCGCGCCGAGTGAGGGCGGGTTCAAAATCATCGAACTCTCCGAACTGCTCGGGCGTGGGGTGGGCGACATCATGTCGGTGTTCCAGCCGCCGCCGATGACGCAAGACGTTTGGCGCGTCATCGAGTCGGTTAGCGAGATGTTCGCCCAACGCACCGGGCTCACCGAACTCATGTACGGCGCAACACGCTCGGCTTTCAGAAGTGCCAGCGAGGCGCAGATCAAGAGCGAGAACATCTCGATTCGGCCCGACAACATGAGCAATACGCTTGAGGACGCCATGTCCACGCTTGCTCGACGCGAGGCGCTTGCGGCCCGCTGGCTACTGGAGCCGGGTGACGTTGCGTCTGTGCTGGGGCCGACCGGCGCAATCGCGTGGCAGAACTTGGTGATGAAGACCGATCTCATTGAATTGACCCGGGACTTCATTTTCCGCGTCGAGGCAGGGAGCGCGCGGAAGCCAAACAAAGCGACTCGCGTGGAGCAGATGCAGATGGCGGTGCAGACGTTGGGGCCGATGGTGTCGCAGTTGGTGGGGGCAGGGATGATAGAACCTTACAACGCCCTGATGAGGGATTGGGCGGCGAGTCTCGACATTGATGCCCAGCCCTACATGATCCCGCCCCCTGCCCCGCCAGCCGCGCCGCCTTCCGCGCCTCCCTCCCCGGATGAGCAGGCTGCGGCGGCGGGGCCGGATCAACCGCCGCCCGCGTGAACAGCAAATCAGAAAGCAAACGGTGGCAAAACCTTTGGGGGCGCTACCGGATAACAAAGGCCGCTTACGAGCGGTTGGCGTCCAGAAATAACGGTAGGTGCGAGATATGCGACTCGCCCCGAAACATCTGCGTTGACCATTGCCATGACACCAGCATCGTCCGAGGGCTCGTCTGCCGAGGTTGCAACGCCGCCCTCGCCGCGTTCGGTGACACCCTCGCGGGCGTCCGCCGCGCGATCAACTATCTCCGAAGACACGAGCGACGTTCCCGGGGAGGTTCTAAGGGCCGGAAAAGAAGCGGTGTCCATGTACGTTCGATTACTGTCCGAAGGCTACGGTCACAGATGGGCGGAAATGTGCTGCCTCCAAGCCCCTCCCGGCGTAAAGGGGACAGATCGCGCCGTCATGCAAGGCCGCTACAACCAAGAGTGGTTGAGCGCGATGCCGAAAGATCAAGCCGACGCGATGGTGCGCGAGGCAAAAGCGGCGGGCATTAATATCTCGGGCAAGTTCTACATGTCCGGTCTGGCCGACAAGCGCGGCCACCGCGATCCGGCGGCGTGGATCGACTCCTCTGCCGACATCAGGAAGGTCGCCCGGGAACGCAATCTCACCGTGCGCGGGATTGTGGAGCATCAGGGGACTCCGATGCCCCCGCCCAAGCCCAAGGGGCTCTCCGAAAAACTCACCCGGGAGATGATGGCGAAGGAGCGCCTGATGAACCCGGGCAAGAAACTAAGTGACGGCGAACTCCGCGAGAAGGTGCGGGCCAAGTACGGATACAAGAGGCCCAAGGCATGAACACCGCCCAAGACCTCGTTGACCATCTGCTTACCGCAACCGGCGGCGGCGCACAGGACGGCGAACACCGGGCGGTTCGCAGCGCTGTGGTTCATGGCGTGCGCGAGGTGTTTCAGTCGCGCCAGTGGCTATGGCACACGAAGACCAACTCGTTCTCGACGCAGCAAGTCTCCACGACCGCGACGATGACAAGCGGTAGCGCCACTATCACCGTGACATCCAACGCCAGCCAGTTCGTGGAAGGCCGCATCGTGGTGTTCGACACCAGCGGGTTCTTCGCGTACACGCCGAGGGTGGTCAGTGTCAGTGGCAACAGCGTGACACTCGACCGGCCAGCCCTGCAAAGCGGAACCTCCACCGTCAAAGTCCAGACGTTCTACAACCTCCCCGCAAACGTCAAGGACATCGACTCGCTGATGACCGAAACGGTCGGGACGTTGCATTTCTACGTCACGCCGCAGGAGTGGATGCAACTGCAAGTAAACACGCGGGGCACGGGCGAACCCTACTACTACACCGTGATGCGGAGCGACACCGACCCCAACCGGTTTCAGATTCGCTTCGTGGGCGTCCCGCAGGATGGAACCGTGGTTCTCTACACCTACCGGTACATCCCTGACGAGATTCGGCTGATGGGCTACGAGCCGTCGTGCAGGCAGGGCACCGTCAGCGTGTCGGCCAACACTGCGATTGTCACCGTTGCGGGGAACACGCTTCCGCCAATCATCGGGTACTCGGCTATTCGCTTCGGCACGGCCACGACCGAGGCTGACCCGCCGGGGGCTCTCAATCCTTTCGTGTACGAGCGGCAGATTTTAACCCGCGACTCAAACACGCAACTGACCACCACAACTACGCTCCCTGTCGCGCTGACCACCGTCAAGTACGCCATCTCCGACATCATCGACTGCTCGCCGCAGATGTGGACTGCGATGCTGTCAGCCGTGGAGATGTGGTACGCCCGACTCGCAGGCAAGCCAGCCGGGGACGCCGTAGCCCTGTTTAATCGCGATTTGCGATTGGCAATGGAGAACGACGTTGTTTCTCCGATGAGCGGTCGCCAGTACGTCACGCACTACCCGACGCCTCGGACGCTGGGCTACCACTCCGATCCCCTTGGCGACGTAGGTGGTTGATGCCTAGCCTGCAAATTAAAGATTGGCTCGGCCTTGTCACGGCGGCGAGCCCGTACCGGGTTCCACCGGGCGGGAATGTCAGCCAGAACAATCTTCAGATTCTTGTGCCCGGGCAGATGCAGCAGCGCCCCGGGAAAGACACCA